GCTGACATCCGCGTTCAGCAAGATGCGCGGTTCGGCAACCCCGTGCTCGGCATCAGCCCAAAAGCGGCCGTGCTGCTTTAGGTTGTTCATGCCGGTAAAGGCGTTGATTTTTATGTCACGGGGCTTGGCCATTTAAAACGTCCTGGCTTTTCTCGGGTAATAATGTCTCGGCCTGCTGACATCCGGTAAAAACTTTTCAAGCATCATTACGCCGGCCGAATACTCACTGGCGTAATACTGCGTATTTATTTTTTGCCCCTCGATGCCGTCCTCGATGTCTTCAAAGACTTGCCATAAAACATAATTGACGAGGATCTGCCGCCGTAAAGCAGAAGGGATGCAGGTCGGGATGGAATCCCCTGAATCCGTCAAGGCGGTTGGCTTTTTGTAATAGGTCAACCGCAACTCTTCCGTCTCTTCTTCCGGTATTCTGCGATGATGGAGAACCGAATCCCCCTCTGTCGCTACAGCCTCAACCTTTCCCTTGGAATCCTTCTCATACATCCGGTTCAGGGTGTTGAGTGAGTAGCAAAGCCGGCAGGGTTGCTTTTGGTCAACGTTGTACACTTCAAACAAGTGGGTATGGTAGTTGTCTGGCAAAGCTACCTGGTCCTGACCTACAAGGGCGACAACAGAATCTTTTGCTCTCAGTTCAGGCAAAGGCCGCTGCCTGGCTGTAAAAAGCAGGCCCTCGTTCAGCAGGGGCAGCAGATCGGTTGACCGATTAAACCCGGCGCCGTCCTGCACCTTCTTTTCAATTTTGTCCAGAAGATCCTGGGTATTCATTCATCATCCCCTTGTTGCTCAAGCTGGATCGCAAAGCCTCCCTCGACAGGGACCACATCGGCCAGGTCTTCATCCAGGCTGCGCTGCTTGATGGCTACCTTCGCCGCCCTTTCCGTGGAGTAAGGCGTACCGTTATGGCGGTAAAGAATGTCCACATCCTTAAAGACTTCAACCGGCTGGTCCGTTGTTGCCGCCTCTTCCTCTTCCGGGGTGGCGACTTCTTCTTCCACCCCCTCGGGTTTATAAGGAACAAAGGTGCCTTTAAGCTCAAGGAAGTGCGCCTGGTGTCCGGAACTGATCACATCGCAGACGCTCCGGCCTTCCTCGTTTTTCTCAAAGACGTAATCAAAACCGGCCACATTGACATGCGTAGGTCCGTCCCGTTTAATCAGGCATTCAATAAGCATGGTCCTTTACTCCTTGTTGATATATTGCTGTAAAATTTCGTGCATGTCGGTTTTTATCTGTACGCGAAACTCTTTAAGACCTTCCTGGATCTGAGAAATAGTTACCTGCATCAAACCGATCGTATTTTCAGCCTGCGTCAACCTGGCGCGAAACCGGTCATGCTCATGCCCAACCCTGTCACACTCCCGTTGCCGGCCCTTGCATGTCGTCTGAATTTCAGTCAGCCGGTTAATGATCTCGTTGTCCGTTTTGGCCTGATCCTTAAATTCGGCATCACCGGTCTCAAGCCGTTTTTCATGCCTTATGAACGTGGCCGCATGCTCTTGCATGGTGCGTTTCAGATAGCCCCAGCCGACAGCCACAGTTATGGCTGCTGCAATCAGGTAGGTCGCCACGGAACTCAGTACCGATATTATAATTGTCGTCCAGCTAATCGCGTCAGGCACAGGCGCCCCTTTATTTGTTTTGTTGAATCCACCACCTGGTGGCTGCTTTACCGGCCTCTCACTTCTTCCAGGCTTTTTCCCACCTGGAAATGTACTCGTTATACCAAAGGTCAACATCTTCTATTTCATGCTTATCAATAGGTTTCAGCAGCGGCGGCGGCTCCGGTTTATTGCCAGGTTCCAACGGACCAGCAGGCGGCTTAATCCGCACCACTTCCGTTTGCGTTATAATCTCCGGGCCTTTCCTGGAGCATCCGATAACGGACATACTCAGCAGGAACAGGAGCAGACAAAAAATCATCAATCGTTTTAAAGTCATGTCTCAACTCGTTGAGCTGCGATTTCATTGTTGTGACCCGCTCGTCATGGTCGACCCGGGCCTGCTCATAATCGGCCTGCTGCATGACAATGGTCGCTTCATAGACCTGCAGTTCTTTTTTCATCCGTGCAATGGCTTCCCGGTTCTCGCTATCGATCTGCCGTAGCTGATCAATCTTTGATTCCAGGCCGCTGGACTTGATGATCTCTCCCCGGTACTGCCAGGCCAGGCCTGCGGCAATAATCGCCAGGGTAAGAAGGGCGCCGCCAAGAACCTTGGCCAATGTGAATTTAATCCCGAACATTGTCGCGCTTCCTTTGCATCTGCTTGGAGATCTTGTCCCGTATATATTGGAAAAGGCCCACCGCCGCGGTAAGGGCTGTCATGGTTGTTCCGTAAGCTGTGGCCGTTCCCATAGCAATGTCTACCGGGTCAAAAAACACCTTGTAAGAGATTATCGAAACCAGGGCCATGCCCCAGGTTATAACGATCCGCATTGTCCATGTGTCTTGCTGCATCATTGCCCTGCATCCTTATCGAAAGAGCAGATAGGCACCAAAGCCGATTGCCAGCGTCAGGACGGTCGCAATAAGGCCAATACCCAACTTAAACGCCATCAATCCGGTTTTTGCCAATATGTGACCCTGGTACTTGCCCATGTCATTTCTCAACCGCGTATTCGTTATATTTTTGTTCAGCGCCTTCAGCCGTCCCGGCCCCATGCTCCGTGTTCCAGTATTTCTTCCAGTATTTTGCCAAATGCTGAACGTTCTTGTAATGGGGGATGGGCTCAATAAAGCGCAGGTAGTAGCAACGGGCCGTCCATATTGCCAGGCGCAGATCCGTGATCAACCGCTCCCGGGGCGGCACGATAAATGAGGGCTTATATCGTTGAAGTGCAGAGGTCGTCTCCTTGTATCCGGCCTCTTCCATCTGAAATAAGCCATAGGCGTGTTTTGTAAACTGGCCACCGGGTGTAACCTGCCACAACCACCGACCGCAACGGGTTTCAGCCGCTGCGGTCAGCATGAGCAACTCAACCGCATTGTCCGTTGCAAAAGGAGGGTTAAGCGCGTCCAGTTCTCTCCGTATCAAATATCGTAATTGGCCCGGGTCGATCATTGCCTGTCCTCGCTCAGTTTAAGGGGGGGATAGCAAGGGGAAGCACCGAAAACCCCTTACTATCCCTGTGGCGCAGCAACGCAGGGGGATGACTGCTTACTGCTTCGCGCAATACTGCAGGACAGATTTGACCTTTCCGGCCTTTTTGTCCGCAGCAACGGTGCGAACCTTGACTGTGATCCACCTGTCTTTCGACTCGGCATCACGCCAAAGCCCACCGGTTTCATCCATTCGCTTGAAGCCGCCTGCCTGGGCAAGGTCGTCATCGTCAATGATCCGGTTGTCGGCAATCAGGTCGTCTTCGTCGTCGTTAAGGTAGCCGACATCCAGCTTAATGGTTTTTGCGCTGTCATCTTCGTCCAGCTCATCGGCCTCGATGGAAAAATCAACGAGTTCATGATTTGCCGGGAGCCGGTGCATCAACACCAGGTCGTCGGCTGCAAGACTGTCGTCAAGAGAAGCCTCGGCCTTGTCGGAAAAGGTTACCCCTGCCTGGCTCGCGCTTACGGCCGGGTGCAGAGAAGGATATTCCGCCTTATCGCTTTTGTATATTGTCTGAGTCATTTCACGTCCTCCGTAGATGCTGTTTGCAAAGTGCGGGGCATGGACAAACATGCCCCGCATGTGTTTTGATTAAGGCTTTACTGAAAGCCCGTCAGGGATTACGGCTTTTTCGCGGCCGTGTCTATGGCCATGACGCCATAGTCTTTGCCGTTCCAGCTGACCTTCTTCATCCCGAAGATGGAATTGGTCGTAATGACCAGCTGGTTGCCGTTGTCCCGGGTTTCCTCGTTCCAGCCAAAGCGCAGGCCGGTTCCGGGAGAACCGAACGCGATTGACCCCGCCTGCTCGCCCATGAAAAGCCCACGGCAGGCTTCAACATCACTTCCTGACCCGTAGTCGTCGAACCGGATCAGCGCGGAGTGCTCATGCAGCACGACATTGTTATACATCCCCAGGTTGCCCTTGAAGATGTTGTTCTTGTTGCCTTCCGCAGCAGCAGCCGCCTTCTGCAAATCCAGCCACTCGCCGCTGGTTGAGCTTTTCCGCAGGTCGTAGGTCTGCCAGGGATTCATCAGCATAACGAAGTGCTGCTCGCCGTTGATCATGATGGGCTGAATCTGCGGGGTCTTATCCTGCGCCCCACCCATCATCGCGGCATAAGACTTGGCCCTGTCGATCAGGTTCAGGGTCATTTTGTCGTCAGCGTCCAGGCCGGCCTTGGTCCCGGCAGACCCTGCAATGATTTGATGCTCGCTGTCAGGCGCGGAAAACGAGTTGTTGGAAAAGCCGGTGTAAGAGGACGGAAAGTTGAACTCCGTATTCACACCACGGGCGCCGGATATATACATAAAGAACAGCTCATCAAATATCCTGGACCACCAATCGGACTGCCGGTTCTTGGCGACTTTCCGCAGGTCGTGGACGGTCCGCTTGCGGGTCATGCGGCCCCCGGAATTGACGCCACCACGCATCTGGTCGATGTAAAGCCCATCGGTGTAGAATTTGAGCTGCTGCTCTTTGCCTTCCAGCACATCATCGCCTTCCACCGGCTGCATCCCCATCTGCATGGAAATGTCGTAGCTGATGTATTCGCCAGCATCGTTTTCCAGCTCAAGCAGCTGGGTAACGGGCATAGAGCTGTCCGGGCCGCCCATGAACTTACGGGTCCAGTAGCTTTTACGATTCGTGTCGACCGCTAAAAATGCGGAATACTTTTTTACAGCTTTTGAGTCGTTGACTCCGATAATTGTTCTTGCCATTGCTCAGGCCTCCTATCTGGTAGTGTATGTTTCCTGTTTGGTTGTGGTGAAACAGGCCGTGAGCGCTGCTATTTCTGAACAGCGGACTTTAAGCTGTGGCCTAAAGCCGTTGTTGCCTGTCGTTTGAGCTTACGATCTGAGGTACTTTTCCTGGTCCTCAGCGCTCAATTTTTCAATCGCCTTTTCAGCTTCTATGGTCTTGCCCTTGTCGATCAGGCGGTCGATGTAATCAAATTTCCCCTTGCTTGATACGTCCTGCTCTGCATCGTTCGGGGCGTCTGCCAGTGTCTCAGTAGTCTTTTGTGAAGACTTATTGGCCTTCTGCCGGGCCTGTGCTGCGGAATCCTTGTTCTTGTCAGCAGTATCCGGCTCCTTAACGCCCTTGATGGCTCTTGCCTCCCGTGCCGCTTCCTTCAGGAGCTCGACACCGTTTACATTCGCGTAGGAAGGGTCTGACAGCTTGACCTGGGCTTGCTGCCGAAAGGCTTTATATAAGCCTTCGTCAAAGTCTTTGCTGTTGGCATCCAAAACCTTTTCTTCATTAAAGAAGGTTTCCTGATCCCGCTTCCATTGGGTTTCAATCTGCTCTTTCAGCGCGGCTTCCTTGTCTTGCCGGATTGCCTCGCGTACACGGGCCTCGGTTGACATTTCCCGGAGCTGGTCTTTTACGTCGTCGCGCTGGTCCAGGTAATCTTCAAAGGTGATTTCTCCTTCTTCAAATTGCTCCCGCAGGTCTTTCAGCTTCCCTTGAAGTTCCTCTTTCTTTTCAGCTTCCGGGTCTGCTGCGGCTTGATCCCCCGTTTGATCTTCCTGGTCGTCCGGTTTTGCAGGTGCTTCTTGCTGTGCCGGTTGACGTTGTTCGGGTTCAGGTGACTCCCCCTTGTCGGCATCCTGTGTGTCCTCCGTGTCGGTGTCGGCGTCGTTCCCGGTATCGTCATCGGTATCGGAATCGTCGCCGGTCGTGTCCTCGTCGCTGCCTGAATCATCGGTATCGGTTCCGGTATCGGCATCCGTACCGGCCTCATCGTCGTCCACTTCCGATGCAAGCTCGACCTCAAACTCGGCCTTTTCCTCGTCGCTCATTGAATCCAGCTCTTCCTGACTGAACAGGTCCTCCAATTTCTGTGGCATAGACCTTTACTCCTTCGCCGCCGTCTCGCGGCCTTTCCATCGCTGTTTTTGGTTATTGGACTTCAGGCCCTTTTCGTGATACTGGCCTTCCATCTTGTCTTTGCGCTTCACCGGCTTTTTGCCAGCTGCCCCTATGGATCCGGATTCGTTTTTGGCCTGCTGCCGTGCCGCCTGGCTGTTCTCGATCTGGTCAAGCGCCTTGGCTCTTTCGATCCGCAGTTTGATTTCGTCAAACTTGATGCCGGCCTTGGTCGCTTCCTGTTTGGCGCGTTCCGTGTCCACCTTGGCCAACTCGAAGATGGCCTGGTATCGGGTCTTCTCCGCGTCATAGAGGGATTTCTGCGTGTCTGCCCTGGCCCGTTCCACTTCTGCCTGGGCCTGCTCGACTTCGGCAGTCATCCGCTGTTTCTCCATTTCCGCTTCTTCGGCCTTTTGTTGTTCCCTGGCCTCACGCTTCTTCATGGCTTCCGGGTCGTCCGGATCTGCATACGGATCATCCATCCCGGTAATTTCCCGAATACGATTGACAATCTCTTCTTTGCCGGGCAGGTCGGACAGGTCGATAACCAGGTCAAGCAGCTGCATCCCGATAGAGGGGTCGATCTTGGTGATCATCTCGGACAAGGACTCGAACAGGGCTTGCCGCAGGGAATCGTTGTAATCGGTCTCGGTAACAATGAAGTCAGCCTTGGATGCAGTGATGTCGTTCACGATATTGCCGTCTTCTTGTGGCATATTGATGTCAACCCACTCAGGCTTGCCCCGGTCCTTTAAAATGCGGATCTGCTTTGCATCGGAATAAAACTGCTCAATCATGGACAGGATCATCTGCCCCAGGGCTTGAAAAGCATGGCGATGATTGTCGAATATGCGGATCGTAACGGTGCGCCCCTGGTCTTGCTTGGCCTCAATCGCCTTGCCGGACGCGGCGTTGGTGTCGCGCCCCATGTTCTCATTGGTGACGCCTGACGCATCCTGGATATACATGGCGTCCTGGTCCATCAGCTGCGTGTGCGCATCGGCCAGAACGGTATCGGTATGAATCTCCAACTCGGTTCCTGGTCGCTTACGGATCACGCCGTCTGGACGGGCTGCTTCGTCCTGCAACTCTTCCCAATCATCTGTAGCGTTTTCGTCCGCAATGATCCGGTTCGTAGACAGGATGAACAGGGCTTTTGATCTGCGCTTGTTCAGGTCGTTCTGTGGGGAGCGCATGTTCCGGATAGGACCATACGGTGTGCCGTCCTTTTTCCGTCGCTTGGCCCATATCGGAATAAATGGAAAGCGGTTGTGTCGGTACGGGCTCCAATCGTCTTGCAGCACGACATTGCCCGTATAGATCATCAGGCGTACTTTCTGGCGCATCGCATCAACGATAGAGGCAAAGCCCTCTTCTACCAGGGCGACATGATCCGGATTGTTCTCGTCGTACTCTTCACCGTCCAGTATGCCCAGGTCTTCGCCTTTCATGACAGTGATCTGTGAGGGGGATTTGTACCAGCACTCGATAAGCCGTATCCGTGACCGGCCCATCTTTTCATCACCCTCGCCCAGCTCAGCCACTTCGGAATCCAGGTCATAGACACCTTCGGTTCCAAGCTCCGGGTCTTGTTCGTGCTGCTCATCAAACTGGACATGACCGGTATATGCTGCCGCCTTCAATGCTGCGGCACGATTCGGCCACATTATCATGGCAATATCCAGGTCCACCCACTTGGACCGGAAAATGAACCGGGCGTCTGACAGGTCGTCCTTCCGGGCCAGGGCGTCATACCAGATGTTTCGCCAATCCTCATTCTGGACATAGACCGGCTCTTTGGTGGGGTCCGACCGCGCCCCTACCTCGATCCATCCAACACCACCCTTGACTGCATCCTCAAACGCCATAGACCGCTGCAGGGGAACATTGTTGACATCGGACACATACTTCAGCAGCTTGGTCTTGGCCTCAGCCCCGCTTACATCCTTTTTGGTGCGCGGGAGTATATGCCAATCAACACGCTGACGCCTTTCCGCGCCAAGTATCCAATCAATGCTGGATGCAATCACGTTGAATACAACCGGGTCCTGGCCGCGCTCTTCGAGTATCTCCTTCTCTTCCTCCGTCCATTGCTCGTTGTCGTAATACTCGTGGTCCGTCATCATTTCGACACGGCTATCGGCCAGGATAGATACAGACCGTTGCCACCAATCCTCAACGCGCTTGAGCCGGTCCTTGACTTCCTCGCTTTCCATCGGATGAGTCCCGGCTTGTTCTTTATCCAGGTGTTCCAGGTCATCTTCCGACAGCACAGGCTTCAGCTCTGCAGGCTCATAGGCTTTGCGCGTCTGGTAGTTCTCGATCCGGTTGTTGTTCTGGTCAGACATGGACCTTTCCCTTGTCCGTAAATTCAAATTGGATCTCATAGCCATTGACGGAGGCTTTGCCCTCGCCAACAACACGACCAGGGTCAGGAGTTTCCGGCTTGGCACTTAAAAGGGAGTCCAAACCGTTTTCAATCGCTGTGGCGATCTCAGCCATCTTTCTGGCCATGGCGCGTTTACTCGGGTACAGGTGGGCCTCGTGACCAAAGATGTGGTGATGTGCGGCAATCGTGACTGCCATAATCTGGTCTTCGAAGTTCGGGTTATGGTCCTCGCTGAATCGCCATGCGTCACGTAAAGGGATCAATCCCTTTGGCCCGTCCGGTCGTAACCGGTGGAACAGAAGCATGACCGGTTGCCCCTCATTGTCGTGACTGATTCGGTACTGGATCTCTGCCATTACTTCCCCCGTTTTTTCCGTTTATCCTTCTTGGGCTTACGGTGGTCGAAGGCCTTGTCCAGGCGACTCTTCTGGTTGTCCTTGCGTACCAGGTAGCTGCCATGGGGCTTGCCGCCCTTCTTGCCTTCGCCTACTGTCTCCTGCCCTTCGTCTTTGGTGTCTCGTCCTGGCATTTCGCCTCCTGAAATAAAAAAAGCCCCATAAGGTCCGTGGTTCGGACCCCATGAGGCTTTAAAAGCGTGATGGGCTTGCTCCTGGTGCGGCGCTTATGCGCGGGAGTCAGGAACGGTTAATTTGTCGTGCTATCTTATTTCTTCGCCCCTCAAAACCATTTCCAATAGCTTGATCGTGTGCTTCATCCCCCGGATCAATGCTTTGATGATCTGCTTGGATTCGTGGCTCATACCACCCTCGCATTTCGTTGTCTTAACTTCACCCGCTTCTTTACGGCCTTGGGATATACCGCGCCCAGGTCCTCATCCTTGATCCGGGCGATACAGTCAAACAGGTCATCGTGCAGGCCGATAGGGAACGGCTCGTACTCGTCGTTGACGAATATCTTGGTCAGATCTTCGGTCCTGCCTTCATAATTGGTCTGCATACACTGTGACGGCAGGTAGAAGCGCCCCTGCTCACAATCGGGAATCAGGCGCCTTATGCGGTCTTCCTTCTTCATGGTGCCGCCCAAAGGCGTGACCGTGAACCGATAGTTCTCCTGGCTCTGGATGTACTCGATATGCTCAATGTCGCTGTCCTTGCCGTACTTCTCATATCCGACACCGACGGGCTGATACTCCCGGTGCAGATACATGAGCATCCTGGCGCGTTCGGTGAGGTTCATCCGGTCCCGGACCATCTTGACAGTATAGGTATTGCCGTCAGGCCCCAGGCCAATAACAGCCATGGCCGTATAATCGGAGTGTTTCTTCTTTTCCGATGCTGGATCGCATATCAGGTACAGGTTCAGCTTGCTTACGTCCTGGGCTCGCCAGTATTTCAACCATTCGCCCCGGAAGCCCTGCGCCTTATCTGCAACCGGGTTTTGAAGCATCTGTGAGCCAAAGACATACGGCCCCATGTCCCGGCGCTTTTTGCGTAAAGTCTCCCGGTCCAACAAGAAGGGCTCGCCGGTTTCCGTGCCGTCATCGGTTGCCGCATATATCCGGGGGATTGCCGTACCACGATCCATGATCGTCTTGTATGTGTCGTTGAAATGGTAGCGGGTGCCAATGTACCGTTCGGCCCCTCCCCTGCTGCCCAGGTTTAATGAGAGCGCCCAGGCGTTTGTTACCTTGGTCATCATTTCCGGGGTGCTGACAGACTCCAGGGTCACAACGTCATCATAGACCAATTTGGAGAAATGGCGGCTTACCGGTTGTCCGTCAACTAAGCCATGGGCCTCGACGGTTGCCTCTTTGGGGTTTGCTGATCGCTTGACCACAATACCGGCATCAAGCGACCAGCGGGGGGATTCAACCTTGGGGTTTTGGTGTAACACGTCGGGGAATAAGCGCTTAAGAAGTTCGTTGCTCTCAAACTCCCGCTTGATCTGATATAAAAAACCCTTGGCAATCGGTCTCGTGTGACTAAAAATACCAAAGGTTTCGGATGGATCGTTGAGAATGTCTTGGATGGTCAGGCCGAAGGTGATGATGGTGGATTTGTAATGCTCCCTGGCCCACAAGTCCAGGTATCCGTCCGGGTTTGCCTGGACCTCATTGCAGCGGTCATACAGCCAATCTTCCTGCATATCTTTGCGGCCCAGGGCATGAACCATCAAGAAATACAGGTCGGTCAAGCAAAGATAGCTTGCAGCTGTTAAGTATTGCTGTGTCTCCATACCGGTCTTCAGAAACAGCTTTTGATATTGCTGCTCCTTTTCGGCCCGTGAGACTGCTGGCCTCTCAGCTATCCTTGCCGGGTTCGCCATTGCCTGTTCCCTGCATGATGGATTCGACCAGTTGCTTGACGGTTTCCTGGTCCATGGCATTGTCTACCTTGATCGGATCACCGTTCTTGCCGGTATGCTCCTGGCGCTCGACAAACAGGGCAAAATGCTTGCCCAGGTTCTCCAGGGCGCGGTTCTTGTCCCATATCTTGAGCTTCTTAATCCGTTCCAGTTCACCTTCTTCCGCGTTTGTAATCCGCTCAACAATGTCAATACCGCCAATACAAGCGGCTGTATCATCGTCCAGTTCGGTAATGTCTTTCGGTGAACCATCGGCATTGAACAGTTTGCGGGGATCGAAGGATGCAAGCCGGTACAGCTCGCGGAGGACGTCATCTGCTTTGATCTGTGTTCGTTGTTCCTGCGCTTCACGGGCTTTGAGCAAGGCCTCCTGGATATAAGGTTTCCTTAAGTTTTCATGGCCGACAACAAAAGCAGTCTTTTTTGAATACCCGGCCCGGATCGCGGCTTGTGTCGCGTTGAGGTCGACCAGGTATTCGGCAATGAATCGCTGTTGCTTGCCGGTCAGTTTTTTTTCTTGTCCCTCACTCATGCTTTAACCCCTATTGGCGCGTTATTTAAAGCCATTGTCTGTGTTTGAAAAACGATGGTCAACCAAAAAACGAACAATTTGTCATTTTTTTTACCAGCATGGTAATTTTTTTCTTGACATCCATACCCAATGGGTATATTTTCAGGGTAAGCCTTGAAATTCAAGGGGCCATCAAAGGCAAGACATAGGATGGCAGGTCGGGCAGGCCGGAAAACGGAAGCCCTCGTTACCTCGCCCCTTAAATGGGACATCGAGGACGGAATCCAACAGGACGCGCCAAAGGCGGGAAAGAGCGAACCAGCAGCCAAGACTCCCCGCTTAATGCTGGATAATTGAGTATCGACGGCAGGGCATTGACGGTGCTTTGCCGTGGATATTCAACCATAAACAATAAGGAGGACGGCATGAAAATCTTAGAGTCAAAAATATCGGTAAGGGATAAAGACTTGGGCCTGCTGGAAGGTATCGCAAAACATGATGACCAGGAGGGGCGCCATATCGTGCGACTGGAAATGGAGAACGGGATAGTATTCGCGTGGCATTTAATCGACTTTATCAGGATGGTAGATTGCTGCGGCCCTGCTGGAAATATCCCAGGCATTAAATTCTCAGGGCTGGTTTCGGTGCAAGCTGAACTGATAGCCATGTTTAAAAAAGAACAGACCCTTTACGAAGTCATTGCGACAACGCGCCTTGGCGTTTATTCGACCTTGGAACGCGGGGAAAGCGCTGAACACGCGATGGGAAAAGCAACACCGGAATTACAGAAAATGGCTCACGGCGAACCATTTACATCTTTCCGGGCACAAAAGTGGGATTAGCCTCAATTCCTGCCCATCGGCAACGGTGGGCAGGCGTGGATGCTAACGATAACCACAAACAAGGAGGACACCATGAACAAAGATTGCGATACCTGCCACGGGATGGGAAAAATCGCGGCATGGGCAGGCGACGAAGCAACAGTAATCCCTTGCCCGGATTGCTCCAGGCCGAAAGACGTGCCTGACTACACCCCACCGCTGTACTGCTTTTCGTGCCGCCAGCAGGTCACGACAAAGCGGAAACGTTACGACTACCGGGGCGAGTTTGCCGGTTTGATGTGCGATCAATGCTGGGCTGGGTCGGGCCTTAACCCGGAGAACGCACCTCGAAATTGCTGGTCATGCGGCAGGCCGAAAACGGAATGCCCGGACCTTAACTGTCTATCAAAAAGGGGGACCATATGAATTTGTACTTAATCTATATGTGGGGCGACGTTGAGCCGGAACTATACGGGCCTTTCGTAAGCGAAGACGCTCGTATGGCAACAGCTGTAAAAATGAGAGCGCTGGACCCGGACAAAAAGAACGGGATTTTCAAGCTGGACTGCCTTGGAGATCCAACGGTTGAACCCTTTGCCGGGGGAGACCTGGAACAGGAAGACAGCCCTTATAACGATGGGCCTTACGACGCCCCGGTGCGCGATCTGCTGAGCCGCTTGGAAGCAGCAGGCTTTGAACTGAAATGGGTTGATGATGGCGGCGACGTCTCCCACAACAACTTCCTCCACCATATTACAGGCGTAGATGAATCCAACCTGGGGATCGAAAAAGACGGTGTTGCAATGTGGTTATTCCTCGTCCTGGGAAACGGCAAAGAGGAAATCGTTTCAGATTATTCATACCGAGGCATTTTTTCCCCGGTACAAAATGAGATGGACGCTGTTATTGATAAATTCTACGACCATTGGCTTGATAAATAGCAATTCCTGCAAAAACGACCCGCTGAGATCGCGCAGGATCGACGATCTTAGCGGGGCCCTCACCTTACCATTACCCAAAACAAGGAGGTTTACCCATGAATCAAGTTATCGACCTGACCAAAATTGACAGCATCAACGCAGGCCAGCAGGCCGGCACCGTAACCGACAAGTACGCTTTTATCCCGACCATGCAGGTAGTTGACCAGTTTGAAAAAAACGGTTGGTTGCCGGTCCATGCGCGGGAAGTCAACACCCGGAAAGAGGACCGGAAAGGCTACCAGAAACACATGATCCGGTTTCGGCATCACAAGTCAACGCCGGTCATGGACGGGCTGCACCCGGAAATCGTGCTGACCAATTCCCATGACGGTGCAAGCTCATTTCAAATCATGGCGGGACTGTTCAGGATGATCTGTTCCAACGGTATGGTTGTCGCAGACGCGCAGCTGTCCACAGTGCGAATCAGGCATCAAGGCTATACCGACAAGGCGGTCCATGAAGCGATTGAATATGTCGGAGATAACGCGCCCCGGATACTGAACAAGGTGTCGGACTTTAACCAGATCGAGCTGACAGACCAGGAGCGGATGCTTTTCGGTGAATCTGCCCTGCTCATGCGGTACGGAGAGCAAGACATACAAGACGAGCGCTTCCACGTCAACAAACTTATTGCTCCGGTACGATCAAAGGAGTCTGCTCCGACTCTATGGAACACATACAATGCCGTCCAGGAGCGATTCCAGCATGGAGGCGACTACCTAAAGGATCGTAAGCGCCCTTGGAGATCGAAACGCACCCGGAAAATGACATCCGTTACTGAGGATGTTCGCGTCAACCAGGGTCTTTGGTTGCTTGCTGAAAAAATGGCTGAACTGAAGGCTGCTTAATGTCAATTCAAGCCTCCGGGCCTTCGGGTCCGGGGGTTTGCGTGGATATTAACCAGCAACCAAACAAAAGGAGGCTTCACCATGAAAGAATTTGCATTTGACGTTGCGTTGCAAGCCGTTGTGCGAGTCCGCGCCAAAACCAAACGAGAGGCGCAGGATCGGATGAGTACATCCATGCAAAGCATGAACGTGGGCCGGGAGATCTGGCCCGGACTGACAATCACCGAGGCATCGCTGCACGGAACCCCGGAGCTGTTCGCGGTTAAGTACGAGAACGGTCAAGAGACCGCAGTTTTCGGCGGGATCAGCCTGCTTGACATCCTGGAAAACATGGAAGGGCACCCGGACTACCTGAGCAACTTCAAACTTTACACGGTTACAGACCTGGCAGACTTTGTTGAAGGGTTTGCCACTGCCGATTCAGGCGTCAATCTGGCGCGACAAGAAGCGCTGTTGATTGCCGAAGTCGCCTTGGGCAAAGCATCAAGGGATGAGGCCGACCTTCCTGTGGGTCAGTTGGGTTGCCTGGTAGACGGAACGCACGACTTCGCAACCTTTTACTGCCCGAAGTGCGCCCGGACACTGTGTTGGACGTGCGGAGTAAAATGCACGAATGACAGCAAAGGGGAAG